CATGCCCACGGGCTTTGTGTTTGAAGGCGTGCGCTTCTTCGAAAGCACCAACATGCCTACTCAAACCCAGAACGCGACCATCGCATCGGCTACCAAGGCTTACAATGCAGCCGTTGGTATCTTCTTTGGTCCGCAGGCCGTTGGTGTTGGCATCGGTGGCAACAACGCCCAGGTGCTTCTCAACAACAACGACGATTTCAGCCGTTTTATCATGATGATTTGGAGCCTGTACGCAGGTTTCGAACTTCTGAACGCTGACTTCGTCACCGTTGGTTACTCTTTCGACGCTTGAGGAGGTAACTAACAATGACGATTAACCCTAACCAGATCTCGGTTGCCAAGATTTATCCCGGCAACTACACCAACGTTCTTCGTTACTGGCACGAAGAAAAGACCGTACAGTTCGAGAACGCCAACGGCGTTCAGACGAGCTACACCAACCAACCCGTTGGTGGCCCTGTGGGCGTGGTCTTCCGTCCCGGTTGGATTGCTCAGCAAGCCATCGGTTACGTCGACCTGAGCTATCAGGCTCTCGGCACCAATAACCAGCTGGATTACTACACCCAGCCTTATGGTTCCGGTCAGAACGGGGCTAACCAGCCCTTCCTGAACGCCAACGTCATCATCCCTTCCCCCGATTTCCACAAGGACGTCCGGGCCGACATCACCAACGGCATCACCGTGCCTTCTGGTGCTTTCGTGTACCGCACTTCCCTCCGTGTGGACGGCGGCGATGTGGTGAGCTCCGGCGTTGCTGGCGGCGCTGCCGCACCTCAGCTGACCCTGATCCCCGCTGTGGGCCAAGGTCTCCGCAACACCACCACTGTTGTGTCTGGTCAGTTCGGTACCTCCGTTACTGGTTCTGACAGCCGCATCGCTAACGGCAGTGTGGCCTCCACCAACATCATCAACTCGAGCAGCCTGTCTGCTCTGACTGCTGATACTCAGTGGAAGCTGTTCACCACCACCAACCTGGGCGGCGTTGCCGCTTCTGGTCTGGCTCAAGGTTCGGGTATCTACGATCCCCGCGCTGGTGCTGGCAAGCTGTCCGGCAAGAACAAAGCTCTTGCCATCTGTGAAGTGTGCTGGATCGTTCCCGATCAGCCGCCCGAGCGTTCTGATCTGGCTCTGCAGCCTGCAGGTGTCATCGAATCTCAGATCTACACCTCGACTTCTCCGACCTGATACAGTCAGATCGCGAAACAAGGGGCCCCTTCTTCGGAAGGGGTTTTTTTTGTCTTTATTTCCTGTTCTTAATTAAGTTTTTACAGTATTCAGCTCATTCCGCTGTCAGAGTTAATAAAGCACACCGTATTTATCCAGATTTATGGACGATCGGGAGCTTTCAGACCTTAAGTTAGAGCGCAAAGAGTGTTCTCGATGCGGCGCCACGTGGCTTAATGGCGTACATCACTGGAAAACTGGGTATAAAGGTAACGAACTAGATCTTGCCGGACTAGTTTGCAACCGTGTTTCCGATCCTCAGTGCATTAACCCTAAAAAAGGGTGTACAGGAGGGGATACTTGGGAAAAACGGGCTGAGTTTTTGGGTAATTTCGAAAAAGACCTTAAGCGTATGCGTGAGGAGTGAGCTAATCTGCTCTAAACTACTGCTCACATACTGACTTTTTCAGATGTCCGCCAAAGTTTATAAACCCAGTGGGGTTAAAATCGACGTAATCTCTACTCACGATGACGGTGAGTACTTCATGGTGCGCTCCAGCACCACTGGTAAGGTATTTTTCGCTCATAAGGATCAAGTTGATGAGTTTAAAGAAGATCTAGACCCTAAACCGGCTGGAAACACGGTTCAGACACGCCGTGGTCGCCGCACAATCAAAAAAGAAGGGGAAGAGGTTGCTGTAGTTAAGCCTCTGCTTCCGGTTGATAACCGTATCAACCTTAATAACCTGACTCCTGAAGGTTTAACCCAATGTCTGCCTGGCGTTGGTTTAAAAACAGCTAAGGAGATTGTTGAACTTCGTCAGTCTTTGCCTGGGGAGCGTTTCACCAAACTTGAGCAGTTAGAAAGCATTAAAAGGGTCGAATGGTCTGAAGTTTTTGCTACTGGCGTTGTGTACGTAGAATAGAAAAATGTAAGGGTTTCTAGTTGTGGCGCAGCTGAGCCAGAATGAGTTAGAGCAGATTCAGTCGTATCTAGCTCAGCAGGGTGTTGTCTTTCAACCGACAACTACTGATGCCACAAAGCGAGAAGTAATCTATTCGGCTGTTAATCAGCTAACTAGAAACCCTGCACAAGTATTTGGGTACGCATTAGACGACTTTAACTTTAGTCGTGTCGCGTATCACTTAGGTTATAACATCGCAACTGTACCTGCTGGAGATTACGCTCGGTTATTAGAAGCTTGTAATAGCGTTCCTAGTGAGTTTTACTTCGATAAAATTGTTCAGCAAGTTGAGCGTTGTGAAGAAGCTGAGCGCTTAACTGAGCTGGCCACGGGTCGGGCTACGAGTCGTCAAGAAACAATTCTTGGTGACGTGTCTCGCTCTATCAGTATCCAAGATAAAAGAGAAACGGCGCGTATCTGGAGAGAAAACTATCAGTTTGAGTGTGAGCGCTTAGCTCATATGCTCTACGTGCCTAACTATCGTGACCCTGTGGCAGCTCGTTACCGCTTCGAAAGAAGTGGTGGTGAGTTTATACAAGCTATTCCTGGTCCTCCTGATGTTTCTCGTTCGGACCGACTCTACTTTTATGCTAATTGGCGCTAAACTGTGACTTAAGAATCATCAGTTCTAGCGGGCGTTTTAAGTTATGTCCTTACTCGGTAAGTTGGCCAAGCTTGGCTTCCGGTCTGCTCAGGACATTGCAGAGCGGGTTATGCCGATGGTCCTGCAGACTGGCGATAAGGTGTTGGTGGAGAACACTACTAACGCTCTCCGTAAAATGGGTGCGTCGGTTCCGAGCCAGCCTGGTCCTGGTTTGCTTGGAACATTAGAAGTTAAAACTTCCCGCCAGTTAGGTCAAGCACCCAAACCCGCTTTCGGTCCTGGTGCAAACAATCCCGCAGCACCTGCGGGCGCACGTCCAACCAATACTCTTGTCACCCAGCCTTTCCAAGGTCCGCGCACTCGCGGCGGCGAACTTGTAAGGACTCAGGCTCCTGCAGCTGCTCCTACTACTCGCACTCAGTTCACTGAGGATTTAATCACTCAGCCCACGATGCAGGGCGCTCAGCGTGCTCCGGTGCAGGGCCCTTCTATGACTGGTACTCCTGTTCAGGGTCAGCTTGATCTCCGTTTCCCATCTGGGGCACGTTCGACTGCTGAGTTCACCACGGCTAAAGGAGCCCTTCGCCCAGAAGGTACTCCGATTGGGGGTCAGCCTTATCGCGGTGGCCCTGTTGCTTCTCAGGCAAACTTAGAAGTTTTTAATCCTCCTGCGCTGCAAGGCCCCGGTCGCGCTCCTATGCAGGGACCTTCCGAGGCTGCCGGAGTTCATGGTTCTTTTTTCCTGGATAACGTTCCCGATATCTGGAGCGGTGGATTCCGGATGCGTCCAGAACTCATCCGCCAACTTCCTAAAGAAGTGCAAGAACGTATCGGCACCTCGATGGTACGCGAGGCGGCTGACTTAGGTCCCGTTGCTCCCCGTCCTGCATTCGGCCCTGACGCAGGTCCTGCCCCCGTGGATTCTGCGGCCGCTATGGCTTTTGCTCGTAACGCTGCAAGCGGTGCTGAGCTTGTTGATCTCGGTGCTCTTCTTAACAATCCTGCTTTCCGTGCTGCTACAGGCGCAGCTGGTTTAGGTCTCTTCGGTGCCGGTATCGCAGGCATGTCGATGGGTGGGAATCGTACTGGTGAGACGACTGCCGGCGCACCTCCTGAGCTTCCCTTGCCTCCTTCTGTTAACGCACCTTTGTTTGCCGAGTCTGATGGGTCTCCTCTTGGGGATGGGGCTCCTGGTGTTACTGCTCCGAACCCTCCTGCTCCTGGCAACATCGACCCCACAGCTCCCGCCCCCGTGGTCACCTCCGGCGGTATAGAGCGCGAGAGTGCCATGCGTGCTGCCCTTGCTCAGAATGCTCCAGCTGCTGCCGCAGTCCAACGCGCCACAGAACCTATGAGTCCTGAGCGTTACAAGAGTATTGAAGATTACTACGCAGCGCGTCAGGCTTATGCTGGCTCTGCTGATAAGCGTCGGGAGCTCATGCGCTATATGGGCGGTCAGTCTCCTGCTGTCGGCAGTCAACTGGCTAGCTGGGCGCAATCAAACCCTGCTTTAGCTTACGAATATCAGCGTCGTCAACTGGTTAACCCGGCGGCTAATCAGCAAAGCTCTGAATCCATTACGACCACTGTTGTGACTACCCCTATGGGTTCGGAGACAGCCGCAAACGCTGTGGGCAACGCTGAATCTACAGCAGATGCCGCTCTTAAAGGGACTCAAGAAGCTCAAGCTCTGAAGTATGCAACAACCCCTAATGTCCAACCCAATCTTCAACGGGTGCAGGACTTTATTCGTACTCAAGCACCGCGTGCAGCAATGTACGCCGGTTATTGATAGTAAAATAACTGCAGGATCTGCGTCGATTTAGGTAAGCATATGGCTGCACCTGTAATGGCCCCTCGAAGCTACGACTATTCTGGCGAAGCAGATCCTCGCGACATTCGTTCTTATGGTGTGTCGATGGGTTCTGCGCCGGTACAGAACGACGCGAACCTTGGCTTCCTTGGCCGCTTAAACGATATTGCTGGCAAACTTGCCCCTATCGT